TGTTTTAATTTGTTCTTCTTATTATGAAAATTGTAGAGTAATGCTCCTCTAACGTGAATAGGTGTCCCTTTTGCATAAAGGGTAGAAGGATGTGCCCATTTATTTAGATTATTACAACCTCTTGGAAATGAGATATCTTCAATAGGTAATGATGTAAACTCTTCCCTAAAGTCAGCAATGAATTTCTGTGCTGCATCTTCATCTTTGTTCATAATCACAGTCATACAATCTCTAATTGCTGTACGACAAGCAGCAGGAGTAGAAGACTTAACTGCTTCCAAACCCATAATCTTTAGTTTAGGTTTCTCATAACGAACACCTTCACTATCCCATACATTAAGAATATAACGTTTCTTAGCAGTCCATATACCTTTGTTAGCAATGTTCTCTCGCTTCATGAACATCTTCTGTTCATAAGCACCTACGTACTTGGCCAATTCTTCATAAGAACTCGTAATATACTTCTCAAGTTCCATCTCACAGATCTTATTAAGGAACGACACAATGCTTTTATCAGTTTTCTCTCTGCCCTTGTATACAGTCTCGACCAAAGGACCAAGGTTGAGGTAGATACTATCAGTATCACTAGCAATAACATAATCTTCCTCCTCTGTTTTAAGTATCTTGTTTAGATACTTATTCATTTTGTTTTCAATCCAACGGATGCTAACCTGCCCACTAAGAGTAATCGCCTCAGCATTAGATAAGTTGTAGTATCTAAAGTACTGGTTTCCAATGGCACCATAAGCCGAATTGAGCTGTATTTTTCTAGCCATTTGGATGTTATTGAATTTACTAATATCTCTTTGTAGTTTGGCACTTGGCGAAACTTCATAGTCCCGCTTCGCTTGGAGCATTTTCTTCTTATAAATCGTTCGCTCATCATAAATCTTCTGCATAATTTCTGGTAAGAACCCATAAACATCCTTACGATACTGAGCACCGTTAGCACATGTTGCGAATTCAGGATCAATCTCTACCTCTTGATTTAAGATCCTCTCAACGCTCGCACTGGGATGTCTAGTCTCCCAGAGGGTCTCTGGTGAGATATTGTATTGCATAATAAGATGAGGATACAGACTATTGAGGTCAAAACTAACAACCCAATCATACTTTCCTGGAATCGGTTCTTTGACATAGGCTCCTGCGTATTTTTCATCTTTTTTAGATCCCTTTCGGGGTGGAACAACAATGTTCTTTTCACGTAGGTAATTATAAATGATGGTATCCCACATGCGAACCTGTGAGTACACATCCTCAAAGTTTACCTTCGCATCATAAGACATAGTAATTGCTAGTTCTAGCAACTTCATCTTATCTTCAAGACGGTCAATTAGTTCAACGTCTTGGATGTTATATTCCATGAACTTCTGCCAGTCAGAGGTATAGAAGTCCTTGAAGTTTTCGTATTCAGAGTGATCAACTTTTCGCTGACCAAGTTCGACGAAAGCGATGTGGTCAAGTCGGTAAGACTCTTGATTTGAATATGTAAACTTACGATATAGATCAAGGTAATCAAGGATATTGACACCAGAGATATCATAAGCATAATTTTTACGTCCTTGGACATAGACTTCTCTCTCATTGGCACGGTTCCATGGTGACAGACTCTTCATCCATTTCTCACCAAGAACTCTGTTTACACGTCTAGCAATATATGGTACGTCATATAGATTCACGTTCCAACCAGTCAAGATGTCAGGAGTATTCTCAACCCACCAACCAAGAAAATGATTTAACATTTCCTTCTCATTCCAAAAGATATGAGTCTCTACACCTTCTGGTGCTTCAAATTCACGAGTTGCCCAACAATAATACTGCTTAGTCACCATGTCTTTAATGGTGATTGACAACATTTCTTCTGCTGCTTCTTCTACATTAGGGAATCCATTCTCACATTGAACCTCAATGTCCATTGCGTAGATCTTCATCTGATTGATACTATAATCAACCTCATCAGGAAACTCTTGGGTAATAAACTGATATACAAATCGCTCATACCCATGAACTTTAAACCCTTCAACATTCTGATACTGTTGAATAAACTCCCTTGCTTCTCGTGAGGATTCAAATTTAACTGGGCGAACATTCTCACCCTCTAGAGTTTTATACTTCTCCTCCTTGTTTGAAGTTACAAATAAGGTAGGACTAAAATGGGCACGAGATTGGACTCTTTGCCCATCCTCGTACCCACGATAGAGAATTGTATTACCTGCAAGTTGAACGTTGGTGTAGAACCTACTCATTCTGTGCGTTGTACTCCTTGGTAATTTCTTCTGATGCATCCACTATAGTCAAAACTGAGTCAGATGTCAAGAACAAATCACGTTGTGAAGCAAAAGCAGGAAAGGGTGACAATACTCCTTCAGGAGAAATGCTAAAACATTTTTCAACTAAGATTGCAGGTTCTTCATCCAACTCAGTCACTTGACCGATTAGATACTCACTCCTGTTTGTCATCAACAGGACTTTCAGATTCGATGCCATTTGTTGCTCCAACTAATTGATTGTATTTTTCGACTACATCATCATGTGTTTCATATGCACTGATAATTTCATCATAACGAACGATAATTTTTTGATCCTTTGAAAGAGGTACATAAGGTTCCATAGTAATTTCAGGATTACTGAGTTTATGAATGTTACCTTCATCATCGTCAGCAGTTATTCCTTCAGAAATCCAAACACTATATGGTTGAATTAACTGATAACCAAGGATCTTTTTATCTTGATCTCCCTCCTGACTAATTTCACGGATGTCACAAATGACATCTTCACCGTTTCTTGTTCTTACGACCCTTACGCTCATAATCCCTCCGTTCGATTTCGTGTACTGCTTCCTTGATAATATCCTTAAGGATTCTATCTTCGGATATATTTTTTTGTTCTGCGATGGGTCTAACATGCCGCAGAAGTTCTTCAGTATAACCTGAAGGTACCTCTAATGTCAAGAGGTCTGACTCACCACCATAGGTGTTTGGTTTTAAATTTACATAAACATTCATAGTAACCTCAAACAAAAAAGAGACCCATCGGGTCTCTTCTGTTGTATAGTATATAGTTATTTTTTAATTCGTGTGTGAATCGTTGTTGATAGTTGTTGTTCCAACAGGAGAAAATAACCTATGTTTAACGTAATCTACATAACCTCTGATATTATATGATATGATAGTCCTTCTTGTATCGGATCTATTAACAGGTGCTTCATGTAGTAGAGATGAAGGGAAGAGTATCATATCTCCTTCTTTTACTTCTGGTTGGAAGGTCTCTACATCACAATCCCAAGGTTGTCTAAATGGTGAGTAGAACAGAGTAGACTCATGTACCTTTGGATCAAACTCAACATAGATAATTGACGACCATCCAGTAAATCCATGACAGTGTGTATTATGCTCCACATTTTTATAGTATTTTTGGTACCACATTTCAACAAAATCTACTGGATTACCATCCATAAAGTCTTTTAGGTATGGTTTGATCACATCTAATACTGTATCAAAATAACTAGGTAACTCTTTAACCTTTCCATTGATAAAGAAATCAGTATACAATCCACTACCATAAGGAATGCTACCTGATCCTTTTGAATCCTTCATTACTGGTGACTTTTGAGAATCATCCTCTGGTGGTAATGCATCAAGTATCTTCTTTTTATTCTCAGACCAATTCTCTATAGGATAATATACTATAGGAACAGCAAACATCGGATTTACATATCCCAATTTTTCTGCCATAATCTAAACTTAAGTTTCTTTATACTATCACTATTTACCAATAAAGTCAATCATAGAATATCCTTTAATATTATATCTCACTTCTGGTGGTAAGAATACTGGATTGTTACACAAAAATGTATTTGCTGAATATCGTACACCAGATGTTATTTCTTCTACTTCATGTACCCAAAAGAAATCTGCTGGCCAAATCATTACATCACCTAAACCCAACTCGACTTTATGTTTACCTCCCCAAAAGGAAAATGTGCCACCCTCATAGTCAGTATTTAAATTGATGGTACAACTACCATACACACCAGTATCATGATCTACGTGAGGATGTATCCAAGCACCCTTTTCATATTTCATAATACGATACTTATGAGGATGTAACATACTTTCTTTCCTACCAACATGAAATGCATCAAAGGTATCAGTGTAATCATGATAGTCATTAATCATTTTCTCAATAGTTTCATGTATCAAAGAGAAACTAGCACTTTTATATTGAGGAGACTTTAATGTAAATGGTGACCACATATCTACACCAGTAAACGCTTGAGGACAATGTTCTTGTTCAGGTGGGTCTGGACTTGTTTCAAACTCATTAATAATCATATCACACTGATCTCTACTCAAAACATTTCTTTTGAGATATATGAGATCAGTTAATGTTGGAGCAGTCATTATAAAATTATTAGTATATTATTTAGATATCCTTTCTACAGCAGCACGAGACTTCTCAAGTATCTCACCTCTCAATGGTACATAACCTAATACAGATGCCTTCTCTTGATACTCTGTAGAGAGTAACGTTCTAAAGGTATCCTTCACTGCTTCAGTCTTGTTACCATTACCAGTTTCATAAGCAAGTACCCATGTAAGCGTAGCAATAGGGTATGCCCCTTCTGCTGCAGGGTTAGGGTCTGTCCCTGCGAGGTTTTCATCAAGTGATATCCCATTGAGAGCCAAAGCACCCGACTCAACTGATGGTTTAATAAACTCACCATTCTTATTCTCAAGGGCAGCACTAACAACTTCACCCTTAATGTAGGACTGATTAACATAACCAATAGAACCAATTTGATTTCTAATGTTGCCAGCAACACCAGCATTACCTTTGTTACCTATACCAACAGGCCAAGCAACTGATTTAGCAACTCCAAGTTTCCACTTCTTACTAAACTCATTCATCGATCTAGTAAATGCAGCAGTAGTACCAGACCCATCAGAACGGTACACCCATGTCATCGCATGGTCATCACATCCTACCTCTGACCAGTTGTTGATCTCACCAATAGCAACCTGTACTGCTTGCTCTTGTGTTAATTTAAGATCACAACCAGGCATATTATAACCAAAGGCAATCGTGCCTCCTGTCATAGGTATCTGGACTAGTCCTCGTTTTGATTTAGCAATGTCTGCATCCTTCATAGGATCATCGGATGCTCCGAAGTCCACTGTTTCATCAAGGAATGCTTTTCTACCTGAACCACTACCAACTGCTTGGTAGTTTACTCTGTTACCTCCTGACTTTGCGTAGTCAGAGAACCATCTTTGATATACCTTAGATGGAAAAGAAGCACCTGCTCCCGAAAGTCTAGTCCGTGCCTCGGCACAACCAGGTATTAAGGTAGCAAGTGCTGCTAATGCGATAAGCCTTTTCATTAGGATCCGCTTAAGGGCTCTTGTATATAGAGCAGTTTAATCTAATCTTAATCTGCTGTCAAGTAATCCTTACGTGTATGATGTTCGGGTACTACTTTTCCCAGTTCCACGGACAAGAGTCCGTCGGCAAAAACGACCTGTCGAACTTCGCAATCCTCGCTGAGTTGCCAAGAGCGTTTGAATGAACGTTGTGCCAAACCCCTGTGTTGATATGTTGCATCTGTTTCCTTATCTTCTTTGATGCCTTCAACATGTAATTTTCCAAACTCCGTGAAGACTTTGACCTCTTCTTTCTTGAAGCCTGCAAGTGCGACTTCCAATCTTGATTCATGATTACTCAAATGCACCAAATTATATGGTGGATAATTAGTTTGGGAATCCGTCTCCCAGAACCTATTTAGATAATCATCTATTCCAATGCCGTTACGAGTAATCTTCTCCATGAGTTCAGGAAGATTTGCAGCATGGTATCTTGCTAGTGTGTTCATAGTTCTCCTTTAAAAGCGAGTGTAAATGGTGTCCCTTACGGCGACACTACTATTTAATCACACATTATAAAAATCTTAAATGGTATACGCCGTACATTTTTCATACGGTTATAAACACCTATATAGTTCCAGGTAACAATGTCAAGTGGCATGAAAAAATTTATTCCTTTTATTATGCTTGCAACCTTTGGTGCTTTGGTAACCCCAGTTAGGGCAGACATTACATCTAGATTTGCTTCAAGTGTCCAACTTAGTGTTGGGGGAGCTCATACTTCTACTAACAGAATCGGATCATCATTCGCAGTTGCTGGTAGTGGTGTAGATACATCAATCACACCTACTGGCGGTAGTGCTGTTAGTGATGCAGTATCAACTGGTGCTATAACTTCAGGTGTTTATACGCCTGGTGTAGTTGTAGCAGAACAGAAAACAGCAGGCTCAGCTTTCAGCTTTAGCCAGTCATACACTCAGGGAGATGCCATTGCTGGTAGTGCTCCTACTGTTGGTGCTGTTAACAACTTTGGTGACATGTCTTCCACTGCTGGTGGAACCGTTGGATCCTTAGCTGGCACAGTAAGTAGTGCTCATGCATTCAGTAACGTAGCAGCAGGTGGAGCTAATACTTCAGCTACTTCTCAATTCGTAACTGAACTTACCATACGATAGGTGATTAAGGATGAAGAAGTTTATCCTACTATTTGTATTATTAATTCCGTCTAGAACCCTTGCGGTACCAGTGGTCCCAAACTTCCAACAGGGTTCGATGACGAGCCATACCGAGACTGAATCTACAGTCACGGAAACCATAAACTCAGTAGATTATAGAACAGGATGGGAATACAGCGTGACTGGGGTAGGCATATCCAACGATGGAGGAGCACTCAACCCCAATGTGAATACATCAACAGTGACAATAGATCCTTCAGTAGGAGCAGGAGAAGGAGCTATAACGGGAAGCGTAACATCTTCCTTCGATGCATTAGATCTCTCCAATCAAAGTACTTACACAATGACAACTCCAGGTGCGGCGTTTCAATTCACCCAGAGTTATCAAGGACCAGGGCTAACCAACCAAACTCTCATACAGAGAGTAACAACAATCGAATCCGTCACAGACACAACAAGCGTGTTTACGCAGTAATAGCAGCAGTTCTCGGTTTTAATTCTTTACCTATAGGAGCACTAGCTCAAGGTGTAGGTGGTGTATCTGCTACTGCTAATCCTATCGCTAATAGTTCTGGCTCAGTAACTAACCAGGCAATACAAGTTTTACAAGGTCCATACGTAACTAACACCTACGGTGGTGGTGTGTCGTGTCAAGGTACGACTCTAAACATGACACCATATATTCAATTTGCAGATTCAAGGAAAGATCCTTGGGAAGATTTTTATAATGAGCCACAGTATAATACGACTGATGCTACAGGTAAGATGGTTCCTACCTATACCACTGTCAAGAACTACCCTTGGGAAGAGTGGTATGATACCAGAACCTATACTAATGATGCTGGTGAGGAAGTAAGATGGTTCCCAGATGGATCAGACATCACAATCATTCAAGATGTAGATAGTCCTAATGGTGTACCAGATGTAGTTGATACTGGTGGAGATATGACACCTAGTTGGTATAAACCTGTACGTACTGATATGAAGGCGAATCAGAGTTTCAACCTAGGACTCTCTGCCACTCTTTCAATACCACTTAACAGAGGTATGCAAAAGAGATGTAGATTAGCAGCAGAAGCACAAACAGCAGCTGTACAACAATCCACTGCTAATAAGCGGTTAGATTTTGAGATTGCAAGATTGAAAAATTGTGGTGAACTTCTCAAGGCTGGTATCATGTTCCATCCTAATTCACCTTATGCATCTATATGTGCTGACGTAGTTGTTACTGCACCAGGTGGACAGATCATTCCACACGAACACCAGATACCACAACCACAGTGGACTAACCCTTCTTCTTCAACGGAGGTAAACCCTTCTTCTCTCGATACTTCTCAGTCATCCTCTCAGTCAAGTTTGGACGGCGTTCCTCTTTCTTCCCTAACAACTTCTGAATCTTCGCCATCACTTTCTTCACGACAGGTTTCACAGCCTTCAGGATCAGATCTGCTAGGGGTTTGGCAAATAGGGCACTCGCTGTCGCCACAGTCGCAATCGTCGCAGTAGTTGTTACAACACCTACTGATGGTAGATACTGATCCACTATAGGGACAGGTTCCCAAATAGTCTCACAGATTTTACCGTCAGGTGTTAGTTTATATTCTTTAACTTGCTCATCACCCTTCTGATTCCTATCACCTATGCGTCTAGCATTGGGTGGAGGACACTCTACTTTTTTGTCAGTAGGGATGTTTGTGTCAGGAGTTGGTGGTGTCTGAAAATCTGTATCTACATCAGTATCAGTATCTACACCCTCATCAACCTCATCAGGTTCTGTATTAATTGTCTGCCAAAATAATTCTCTATAGTCATAGTCAGGTGGTTGGTAGTAAGGCATACCAGCATCACATAACGTAGTCTGTCCTTTAGGATCATCGTTAACTAGATTCTTATTACTAGATGGATCCTTCTTAGCATTCTCTTTGTGTACTGTTACACAACCAGGTATATTAACAATAGGTGTACCAGCATTAACAGTGACTGGAACATCTATTGGAACTGCCTGTGGTGGATTTATTAACCAATCACGTGTCTCATGTATATTAACATTCCTTATGTCTGCAATATAAGTGTTACGAACACCTATAGATTGATTTCGTATTAGTGGAATTCCTGTACCATTGATTGTTATGTCAGGTATATTAAGTCCACGGAGAGTAATATTAGGTACATTATGAATAGGATCCATAGGTAAGTATCCATTTATTTTGGAGGTAACTCCTTCTTATAATCTTTAGGATTTTGCAATCCTTTAACAGGACCACTAGTTTCTGGCCAAGCATTAACTAATTGTAGATATACTTCTTCTCTTACTACTTTTCGTATCTCTTCTATACGTGCGTCTTGTCTTTTCTGAGGACCACCAGTTTGTTGGTCGACGACATGATTGCCACCGACAAACGCACCAGTACCTACTACTGCTACTGCTGTTCCAGTTGATGCTATCTTTTGGATATCCATTAGCAACCCTTTAAATCTGCTGCCATATTTCCACCAAGTTCAGCACCTTGATCACCACCAAACATAGTAACCCAACCAGCAGCTAACCAACCAACAAAAGGTATACCACTAACGGCAGGAGCAGCAGCAGCACCAACGCCACTACCAACGAGACGACCAGTCTGTTCTCCACCACCTCTTGCTTTGAGGCAAGCGATTGTTTTTTCTGAGAGTTTTCCATCTGGATTTGCAGCTGCTTGGATTGCAAGTGCTGCTGGATCAATCCATGCTGTCTTGGTTGATACTGGTCCTCCATGGTGTGCTGCACCATCGGCAGTAAATTCAATAACTTCTTTAGTAGTATTATTAGCGAGTCCCAGAAACCCACCTTTTGCTTTCCTATCAATGGTAGTGACCATGGTCTTAGGATCGTTAGCTCTATAACTCACACTATAACCATCTTCATTAACATGTGCTTCATAGGAAGTATATGCTCCTACTGGCATATTCAAACTAGGAAGTTTAGATGAATCTCTCCTAGCAAGCATACCAATCATACCTATATGAGATATGCCTATAACTCCACCCAATCCAAGGGCAAACCATTTTGTTAAATTAATTTTATCCATAACGAACCTCGTAATTTATAAAGCTTTTCCTGGAACAGGAAGTCCCATGCTGCCACCACCTACAGAAGCTTGAGGTGTAGGTGGTACAAGATCAGGAGTTCCTATAGGAAGATCTCCACCAAGACTACCACCTAGACCACCTAGACCACCAAGTGCTTTCTCTGTAACACTCTTTATGAGTGCATCCTTATTCGCATATACGTAAATACCACCACCAACAACGGAAACAGATACAACGAAAGACGCAATAGAAAGTACATTTATAATTTTCTGCATGATTTTAAATCTCGTAAGTTTTCTTTTCTTTACTGTTAGGATCAACAGCAATGATTTTTAATGGTGCTTGTTCAATACGAATAGTCTGAGTAGGACCACCGTTACCACCACCATTTCCACCGCCGTTACCATTCATCTTCATAGTACCGTCACCCTTTTTAGATGCAGTCTGAATTCCAAAGCTAGCTAAAACCCCAGTAAAAACCGAAGCTATAAAAGTTGGATCGATTTTCTGCTGTGGTACACCTGGTATGGCAACGTAATTTAAAGTCAATATTCCGCCGCTCCAGGCAAGAACGGTAATGCGAACAAATGTACTAATGATAGCAGCTTGTTCGTCAGCATCGGGAAGTATAGCATCCTTAGCTTTGCCAAAGAAACCTTTCTTTTTTTCTTCAGGTTGTTCTTCAACAACCTCTTCTTTAATCTCTTCGGCCATGAAAAGTATTTGTAACTATATTATATATCTATTCAGAAGGTTGCCTTTTCTTACCGATGTTATACTTGGATTCAAGAGTCCATTCACCCTTTTCTTTGTATGCAATAACTTTAATTTGACTTAGAGGTGCAGCCTGTGTAACAGCATCCTCCTTTACAATCTCCACTAAACCCCAATCAGATAAAAGTTTGATGATACGGTTTCGACGTTGAACATCATTCTCAGATAAGTTTGCTTTCTTACCATCAAGGGCAAAGAGTTCCTTGAAATGCACTATGTAATACTGTCCCTTCTTATGAAGGATGTGGCATGATTGAAATAATTTCTTTTCTTTTCTGGAAGCAACTCCAATACGTGTAAGAGTCTCACGAACTTTAAGGAAATCATCTGGTTCCTTTAAGTTCACCTCCACCATATCATTCTTTGTCCATTGAACTTCTTTAGGTTGTTCGCTCATAATTTATCACCTCATTTATTCAGTTTTTGATGTAGTTAAGTTGGTTCCGCAATATTTTTTGTGAGATAACTAATTTGTTCTTCAGTCATCTTCGCCTTTATCATTGCTATTGCTTCCGTTATCTCATCCTCAGAAAGAACAGTTCCCTCTGATGGTACATTTAATGGATTAGTCTTAATATATTCCCTTATAACTGCGTCACTTGGCATTGACATCGGTTCGTCCTCTCATAGTTTCTTACCTCCTTTATTTAGTTTATCTTTAATGTAATCTAGTTGTTTTGGAGTTAAGATCCTTAAGGCTTGAATTGCTTTATCACTACTATATCCATAGTATTTTTTCACAAGGTCAAGATCTTTCACCGTTTGCTTTTTACCCCAAGGAGAAAATCTCTTTCGGGATCTGACGGTATTTATAAAGAAATCGTACTGAAGTTTCTTATCTAAGTTAGGATATTGATTCATCTCATTTGCATACATCACAGTATCGATGTGATGTGACATACATTTATTAATTACAAAAGGAGTATAATTCTTTTCCCAAGCAGGATCTTCATCCTCCATGAGATTCTTCTTTGTTAAATTGATGGTGTTTAGATAATCCTTAAGAGGATACCGATCATCATATGCCATAAAGTTCCTCCATTAGTTTTTTCTCATTAACTGCCATATCACTTCCCCATAATCTTTTTTCTTTATCAAAATAAACTTTTTTATGACATCCTCTAGTCCTTACATAATGCATAAAGAATTGAAAATACTCTTTTCCTCTATAAGGACCAACCCTATAATGTGGAACTAGATGTCCCAGATACAAAACAGCGTCACCAGGATTTAATGAGAGTTGCTTATCAAAACATCCAAATAACCATTCTTCATCACCATCTAAATGAATTGTTAAAGATACTTCACATGCTGCACGATCTTCATGTTTAGGAAGAGTATCACCAGTCCTATAGATTCTAGAAAAACAATACGTTGGAACAAGGTACTCACCAACAATCTCATTTATGAGTGAATTTTTATCACACATAATTTCCAATCCAAATGTAGGATTGTAAATAGAAGATGCATTAGGTGCGACATCCCAATCACTAGGTGACATCCTAGTATGACGAAGTTCATGAACACATTCTGCTGCGTGTTCAGGGGAGATGAAGTTTTTTATTAAGGCAACCTTTTTGTCTAAAAATTCTTGTTTCATATGCCATAATTTAAAAGAACTAGTTCTTTACGTTCTTGTTGTTCCTTCATATAATCACCTACTGATCTCATAGTATAAGTATGATCAAATTCACTAGGTGTCCATTCTTTAAAACGATCTCTTATTAACTGAGAAGAGTTATATGATATCATCATATGATTAGTATGTCTATCACATTCTTCAGCAAAGGCATCATGATCGAATCCTTTATGCATACCACCCTTCTTACCATATAAAGAAGATTTTATCTCATAAGGAGGATCAAGATAAGTGAATACATCTTTCTCATCACAAGACATTCTTTCATAAGTTAGATTAGTTATAACCCAATCCTGTATTATCTCAGAATATTCTGGTAACTTTTCTATACCTCGTAAACTAAAGTTACTGTCTGAGGCTTGTTTTGAGAAGGAACTCGATTCGGTAAGACCACTGAAAGAACACTTATTAACAATATAAAAACTAACAGCACGGGTAACGAGACTGGCTCTGGCATCGTTAACCAGTTCTTTACTTTCCAAAAAAAGTTCTTTTGCTTTTTCTGGAGTTGGATATGCTGCTTTAAAAGTTCTGAGTCTGGTCGTAATTTCATCTGCTTCATCCTGTAGTTGTTGCCAAAAATTCACTAGAGGTTCATATAGATCATTGACCCATATCTCTAGGTGAGGATATGTCTGTGTCATATAAAGAGCAACAGATCCACCTCCAAGAAAAGGTTCTCTATACTCTTTGTACTTACTCATGTCTGGTAAGAACTGTGCCATCTTTTTGATAGCACGAGAC